GGATTACAAGATGCGGATATTCTTTACTGACAAGATGCAGGCCTCTGGCAATACTTACACGATAGCTGTTCAGCTGGACGGGATGGAGGCATACACCACCATTGTTGATCCGGCGGAGCAGCGGGCGGAGCGGACGCTGGAGCAGGAGATTGAGAAGGCATTAAGGGGGTGAGGATGTGGAGGAACTGGTGAAGATGATACGGGAAACGGGGCTCCCGTTTGCCTATGACCATTTTGCGGAAGGGGAATCCCCGGAGCCGCCGTTTGTGTGTTATCTGCTGCCGGGGAGTGACAACTTTTCGGCAGACGGGAAGGTGTACCACAAGGGCACAAGCGTCCACATGGAAGTCTATACGGATAAGAAAGACCCGGAGCTGGAGAAACGGGTGGAGGATGTGCTGGACGCGCATGAGGTTTTCTATAACAAATCGGAGACATGGATCAGCAGCGAGAGGCTTTATGAGGTGCTGTATATTTTTGGATGGGAGGCATGACGGATGCAGAATAAGAAGAACAAAGTGAAATACAACCTTAAGAACACGCATTATGCGATGCTCAATGTTTCGGAGGATGGGGAGGTGTCCTATGGGACGCCTGTGGCGATGCCTGGATCAGTTTCTATTTCCCTGGATGCCAATGGGGAGCCGGAGAATTTCTATGCGGATGGGACGGCCTATTATGTCATCAACAACAACATGGGCTATGACGGCGACCTGGAGCTTGCCATGATCCCGGAGTCCTTCCGTAAGGATGCGCTGAGGGAGGAGCTGGATGATAAGGGCGTGCTGATCGAGAACGCTTCTGCGGAGCTTGCGGCGTTTGCCCTGCTGTTTGAGTTTGACGGCGACCAGAGGCATATCCGGCATGTGCTTTATAACTGTTCTGCATCGAGGCCGGGCATCGAGGGAAAGACCAATGAGGAGAGCCGGGAGGTGCAGACGGAGACACTGACCATCAAGGCAACGCCTCTGACGGACGGCATGGTGAAGGCAAAGACCGGGGACTCCACGGATGAGACGGTGTATAAGGACTGGTACAAGGCGGTGTATATGCCTGCGGCCGCGGATGATGGCGGCGGGGAAGATGATGAATATGGGGAGGTTTAGCGTATGAGCATGACGAGGAAGATCACGATTGACGGGAAAGAGGTGCCGTTTCGGGCATCGGCGGCGGTGCCGCGGATTTACCGCATCAAGTTCCACAGGGACATCTATAAGGACCTGAGCGCGCTGGAGAAGAGCATCGGGGACAGCGATTCGGAGAACTCGAACCTGGATTTGTTCTCGCTGGAGCTGTTCGAGAATATCGCCTTTATCATGGCGAAGCACGCCGACCCTGCCATCCCGGACACGCCGGAGGAATGGCTGGACGGTTTCGGCACGTTCTCCATTTACCAGGTACTCCCACAGCTCATTGAGTTATGGGGGCTGAACGTGAAGAGCGATGTGGAGGCTAAAAAAAACTTCGCGCAACTGACCGCCCGATGACCACGCCGCTGTTCCTTCTTCGGTGTGTGCAGCTTGGCATTTCCATCCGGGATTTAGATTTGCTGACCATCGGCATGGTCAATGATATGTATGCGGAGAACAGCAACGACGGGGCGGATTATGCCGTCATTGCGGGGCAGAATGAGTTTGATTCATTTTAACTGGAAGTAGTGTGCGGATGCGGGATTGGATGAGATATCCCGCATCCTTTTTGAGCCTGGGGAGCCGGGCTTTTTTTGTGCCATTGAGGGGGTGTTACTGTGGCGGCAAACAGGATCAAGGGCATCACCGTGGAGATCGGCGGCGATACCACGAAGCTCCAGACGGCCTTGAAGGGCGTGAATACGGAGATACGGAACACGCAGTCACAGCTTAAGGATGTGGAGAAGCTGCTGAAGCTGGACCCCGGCAACACGGAACTGATGGCGCAGAAGCACCGGCTCCTTGGGGAAGCGGTCAAAGAGACGAAGGAGAAGCTGGAGACGCTGAAGACGGCGGCGGAGCAGGCGAATGACGCGCTGGCAAGGGGCGAGATTTCCCAGAGCCAGTATGACGCCCTGCAGCGGGAGATCATCGAGACGGAGCGCAACCTGCGTGATCTGGAGCGGCAGGCGGACCAGTCTGCCGTGGCGCTGCAGAAGATAGCGGCCACGGGGGAGAAGCTGAAGACGGTGGGTTCTGCCATTGAGGGCGTGGGGCAGAAGCTGATGCCGGTCACTGCGGCGGTGGGCGGGATTGCCACGGCTGCTGTGAAGGTGGCGTCTGATTTTGATTCTGCCATGAGCCAGGTGGCGGCGGTCTCCGGGGCGACGGGGAAGGAACTGGAGGCCCTGCGCGACAAGGCAAGGGAAATGGGCAGCAGGACGAAGTTCTCCGCGTCCGAGGCTGCCGAGGCCATGAACTATATGGCGATGGCGGGCTGGAAGACTTCTGACATGCTTTCCGGCATTGAGGGAATCATGAACCTTGCGGCGGCTTCCGGGGAAGACCTTGCGACCACGTCCGATATCGTGACGGATGCCCTGACGGCTCTGGGGCTGTCGGCGGAAGATTCCGGGCATTTCGCGGATATCCTTGCGGCGGCAAGTTCCAATGCCAATACGAATGTATCCATGATGGGGGAGACGTTCAAATATTGTGCGCCGGTTGCAGGAGATTTGGGGTTCACGGCGGAGGATACGGCGGAGGCCATCGGGCTGATGGCGAATGCGGGCATCAAGTCTTCCCAGGCGGGGACGGCCATGCGCTCCATGATGACGAACCTCACCGGGGAAGTGAAGTTTGTCGGGGATGCCTTCGGGGAACTGACAATACAGACCACGAACACGGACGGGAGCATGAGGAGCCTTGGGGATATCCTCACGGACTGCCGGACGGCATTCGCGCAGATGTCTGAATCGGAGAAAGCGGCCAATGCGGAGGCGCTGGTGGGGAAGAACGCCATGTCCGGGTTCCTTGCGGTGATGAATGCCGCGCCGGGTGACATTGAGAAGCTGAACAGCGCCATCAATAACTGCGACGGCACGGCGGAGAAGATGGCGGAGACCATGCAGGATAACCTTGCGGGGCAGCTCACGATCCTGAAAAGCCAGCTGGAGGAGCTTGCCATTTCCATCGGTGAGATACTGATGCCGTACATCCGGCAGATCGTGGGGTGGATACAGGGGCTTGTGGACTGGCTGAACAGCCTGGACGAAGGTACGAAGAAGATTATTGTCACGGTTGCGATGGTGGCGGCTGCCCTGGGGCCGGTGCTGATCGTTATCGGGAAGGTAGTCGGCGCGATCGGGACCATCATGACGGTGGTGCCGCAGATAGCTGGGGCAATTTCCGGCGTGATAGGTTTTGTATCCGGGACGGTGATCCCGGCGATTTCTGCCGTGGTAGCGGCTATCGGATGGGTGCCTCTGGCGATTGCCGCGGTGGTGGCAATCCTCGTGGTGCTGTATAACAAGTGCGGATGGTTCCGGGATGCGGTCAATGCCATCTGGTCGCAGGTCAAGGAATTTTTTGTGTCTGCATGGCAGGCCATCTGTTCGTTCTTTACGGAAACCATACCAGGTGCGTGGAATTCGCTGGTGTCGTTTTTCCAGGGGATTCCCGAGTGGTGGAGCGGGCTGTGGCAGTCCGTGGGTGACTTTTTCAGCGGTATCTGGACGGATATGATGAACAACCCGGTGCTTTCGGGGATTGTGGACATGATCCATTCCTTGTGGCAGAATCTGTCTTCGACTCTGCAGGGCATCTGGTCGGGCATCCAGACGGCGGCTTCCGGGGCATGGGAGCTGATCAAGAATGTCATCCTGGGGCCGGTGCTGCTGCTGATAGACCTGGTGACGGGGAATTTTACGAAGCTGAAAGAGGATGCGCTGAATATCTGGACGAATATACAGGATGCGGCGTCTTCTATCTGGTCGGGCATCCAGCAGGTGGTGGGTTCGCTGGCGCAGGGGCTTGTGGAGCATGTTTCCATCCTGTTTACCGGGCTGAAAAATACGGCGGCGAATATCTGGGCGGCGATAAAAAATACGGCTTCGTCTGCATGGACCGGGCTGAAGAATCTGGTGCTGTCCATTGCGTCCAATCTGAAACAGTCGGCGGTGGATGCGTTCAAGGCCATGGTGTCCGGGATCGGCTCTGCGCTTTCGTCTCTGGGGAGCGTGGTGCAGTCGGGGTTCCAGTCTGCCATCAGCTTCATTACCTCGCTGCCGGGGAAAGCCCTGGAATGGGGGAAGGACTTCATCAACGGGATTGCGGACGGCATCCGGAGTGCCATCGGCAACGTGGTGAGTGCGGTGTCGGACGTGGCGGACAAGATACGCTCCTTCCTGCATTTCTCGGTACCGGATGAAGGGCCTCTGACGGATTATGAGGGCTGGATGCCGGACTTCATGAAAGGGCTGGCGAAGGGCATTGAGAAAGGCCGGGGCATGGTGAAGGAGGCGGTGTCCGGCGTGGCGTCTGACCTGATGCTCCAGCCACAGGCGGCAGCCGTCCAGATACAGGGCGGAGGCGGCGCGTCCGGGGATTCCGTGAGGGAGCTTTTGGGCGGCCTGAGGGAGATGCTCTCCGGCCTGCAGGAGATGGCCGGGGGAGGCACTATCTGTATCCCGGTGTATGTGGGCGGGACGCTGCTGGATGAAGTGGTGGTGGACGCGCAGGCAAGGCAGAACTTAAGGTCAGGAGGGAGATAAGTATGGCATATATACAGTATTTGACGCTTGACGGGGTGCCGCTCCCCCTGCCGGATTCCTACGGGGTGCAGATGAACGATGTGGAGGCGGATTCCGGCGGCGAGACGGAGGCCGGGACCACACAGAGGGACGTGGTGAGGATGGGCGTGGTGTCCATCTCTGCCGCGTTTTCCGTTTCCCCCAAATGGCTAAAGATTCTGACGGGGTTCAAGCAGAAAGAGAAGCTGTCTGTGGATTATTTTGACACGGAGACGCTAGAGATTAAACGGACGGAGATGTTCATTGACGGATACAAGGCAAGCCTCGTGAAGGACACGTCCTATAAGGGGCTGTGGAAGGTGAACTTTATGCTGAAAGAATTTTAGAATCAAGTGATGGATGATTTTTTACCGCATGTTTGATATAATGGAATGGCAGATTGAAAAAATAATATATATAATTTTATGGATTTATATCAGCAACAGTTTGCTGTTAAATCGAATATGCATATAGATTTGTATCAAAGCGAGGTTAAAAATGAAAGCTGATTGCATAAAGGATATTATAGAATTATATGATAAATTGCCGTATAGATGTATTCTTATAAGTGGTCCATGGGGAGTAGGTAAGTCATATGCGATAAATGAAATGCTGGGGAATAATAGTGATGCGTGTCATATTTCAATGTTTGGGATGGAGGATGCTCAGAAAATTTATCATGAAGTTTTTTTCCAGCTAGTAGTGAAGGATAAATATACGATTCGTAATATTCTTTCTAAAGCGGAAGATGTTGCTGCCATATTTTCAAAAAAAATATCTAATGTAAAGAGTGTTATAGAATCCTTGATACAGGAGAAAGAATTATTTCTAAAACTATCTAAAACTTTTAATAAGTTTCACTTTATTGTGATAGATGATTTGGAAAGAATGAATGAGAATATCAGGCTAGAAGAAGTATTTGGTATTATAGATGAATTAAAAAGGTGTAATTATGTAAAAGTAATTTTGGTTGCTAATATAGAACAATTGTCACAACGGGAAATGTTCGATAAATATAGCGAAAAGGTTATTGATAGAACTTATTATATAACAGAACGCCCTGGAAAAGTTAACTGGGGGGATTTAGGAATCCATCATGATTTTATAGAGGGGTTTCTTGATAAACATCATGTCAAGAATTTGCGAACACTGCAAAAGGCACAGAATCTATATGATGATGTTAAGCTGAAGTTGAAAAATAATTATAAAGAAGAATTTTATGATGAAATTCGATTGGTTTGTTATGCTATAGTAGTTGAGACTATTGAGAACTTATATGTGGAAAAACCTGATAAAAATCAAGATAGTGTTGCTCTGGAAGTTGTGAAACAAATTAATAATACACTCGAAAGAAGAATTATTCTTCACTATCTACAAGGAACTCGAATAAGCAATAGTATGGTTGAAATGTTGCAAAAATATTATAAAAATGAAACTGATATAACTGCTGATGAGATTGAGGCTGGATATCAAATATTTATACATGCTGGTGACAAAGCAAATTATTATAAATCAGATGAAGAAATAAAACAGCTATTACCTGATTTGGCTGAAAAAATTAGACAAGGGACTAATATTGCAGCAATAGTGCAATATGCTGATGAATATTTTATTTGGAGTGAGCATTTACAACTGGATATTGGACAAACAAAAAATGAATATAAAGAAAAGCTTATTTTAATGATTTATAATGAAGTTATGAAGGGTGTCATGAATTACCTGACATTTGGTGTAAACACATTTCATATACAATCTTCAATAAATCAAAGAGTTGTCGAAGATGTATGTAAAATTGTTACAAAGAAGGTAATCAATGAGCATATAAGATATCTTTCTGAGAATACACGGGGGGATCAAGCTTTCCAGTATTCATATAATCTCAGAAAGTTTGTGGACAATGTTTTTTTCCAAAATGATATTTCGGGTAATGTAGACTCTTTGTATAATGAAAAATCGTTCCCAATTTATGATGTAACAGAGCAACGGTATTGGACCGCCTATAATATCATGTATGTATTACATTATGAGAATAAAGACAGATTTTTAGATTATTGCAAGGAATTGAAAACGCATTGTGATAATATGGCAGCACATAGAATTGATGTAATATTAGAAGAAATTACAAGTAAAAAATAAGCAGAAAAAGAAGTATAGGGTAAATAGCTTGCTGTTTTGTAAAATAGCAATATCATAGAGCATCGGTCAGAAATGGCTGGTGCTTTTTCTGTGGAAGGGGGTGTTTTCATGTACCCGGTAAGTGATGCATTTCTGTGGGCGGTGCAGGAGAATACCAGGCGGTATTACTGGACGGGGGAGATCAGGACGAAGGGCGGCGCAGTGTACCCGTTCGGTTATGAGGATATTGTGAAGGGGAGCGGGTATATAACGGCGCAGTGCTGCGGCAGCGCGGAGATTGAGCTTGGGACTGTGTACGCTGCGGAGATGGGTATCACGCTCTTTTCGCAGATAGACCGTTACACGCTGGAGGGAGCCGAAGTGCGGATTTCCTACCATCTGCGGCTTGCGGACGGGAGCTTTGAGGAAGTTCCGATGGGCATCTTTGAGGTCAGCGAGGCGAACCGGACGGCGCACTGCCTGGAGCTGAAAGCCTATGACTATATGCTTCGGTTTGAGAAGAGCTTTAATGGCTTTGAGACCGTGGGGAATGCCTATGCTTTTCTGGAACTGTGCTGCAAAGCCTGTTCTGTGGAGCTGGCGCACACGAAGGATGAGATTGAGGCGATGCCCAACGGGGCGGAGCTGCTGTCTGTCTATACGGAGAATGACATTGAGACGTACCGGGATGTGCTGTACTTCGTGGGGCAGGTGCTGGGCGGCTTTTTCTGCATAAACCGGGAGGGAAAGCTGGAACTGCGGAAGTATGGCAGGCTGCCGGTGATGGAGGTTAAGAGCAGGCACCGGTTCACCAGCAGCTTTTCCGATTTCATCACCAGATACACGGCGGTCAGCTCCACGAACCTGCGGACGCAGACGGCGGAGTATTATGCGCTGGAGCAGGATGACGGGCTGACCATGAACCTTGCGGTGAACCCGCTCCTGCAGTTCGGGCTGGAGGAGACGAGGGAGGAGCTGTGCAGGAATATCCTGGCGGATATTTCCGTGGTGGATTATGTGCCCTTCGATTCCAGCACCATAGGGAACCCGGCGCTGGACCTGGGGGATGTGTTGGTATTCACGGGCGGGCAGGCGGACGGGGAACAGATTGCCTGTATCACGTCTTTCAACTGTAAGGTTGGCGGGAAGCAGACGCTGAAATGCGTGGGGAAGAACCCGCGGCTGGCGCAGG